CCATGCTGTGGTGATAATGGACCAGGCAGGGTGGCACATAACCGCCGCGCTCATCATACCCGAGAATATCAGCATCATTCCGCTGCCAGCCAAATGCCCGGAACTCAATCCCGTCGAAAACATCTGGCAGTTCATGCGGGATAATTGGCTCTCAAACCGCATCTTCGAATCCTACAACGAGATCGTTGATCATTGCTGTGATGCTTGGAACAAACTGATCAGCCAACCCGCCCGCATTAAATCCATCGGGATGCGCAAATGGGCGCATGAGTGCTGATCAGTGCAGGTTGGTATAAGCGTCGCCCCGGAGATCAAACCGCGCATCGCGCGCGTTGCATCAGAGCCACCTGCTTGTTTGCGCTCAGGAGCGTCCAGACCCCAGACGCGAATTGCAGGATCGAGCCCAAGCAAATGGAATGTATCGCCGTCTGTGACGCGGCTTACCGTTCCCGAAACGGATTTCGTCTCTGAAGCAAGGGGCCCCGCAAGAGCGAGGCTGAAGGCCAGCACAAATGCGGACGCATAGCGTCGGCCGGAGAGAATTGAAGAAATAAGGAGGTCTCTGGTCATATTCAGACCTTCAATCATCACGTTAGCGAAGTCAACCTGCTGACGTTCCCCTTTTTTTGCAGGAGAATACAATGGCACGTGCACAAGGAGCGCGGGCGCAGATGGCGCTTGCGTTCGAGACTGTCTACGGCACCCCGCCGGGGTCCGGCTTTACCCAGATGCCCTTCATCACCAGCTCGCTGGCGGCAGAGCAGCCGCTGTTGGCGTCTGAGCTGCTGGGCTATGGCCGCGATCCACGCGCGCCCCTTCTGGATGCGATTACAACGGACGGCGATGTCGAAGTGCCGATTGACGCGGTCGGGTTCGGCTTCTGGCTGAAGGCGGCGTTCGGTGCCGCCACCACCGCAGCCACCGTGGCGGCAACCGGGGCGATCACCTTCTCGGCGCAGCCGATGGCCAACAGCACGCTGACGATCAACGGCACGGTGTTCACCTTTGTGGCCTCGGGGGCTGTCGGCAACCAAGTCAATATCGGTGCCAACCTTGCGGCCACGATGACGGCGCTGGCGATTGCCCTGAATGCCAGTGTGGTGACGGGCGTGGCGCTCGCGACCTACACCGGCACGGCCACCGCGCTGACCATCGTGCATGACGCGCTTGGCAGCACCGGCAACAGCTTCACCCTTGCCGCGTCCGTATCACCCGCCTCAAACGGCACGGTGTCGGCGGCGACGCTGACCGGTGGGTTGAACGCGCACAGCTTTCTGTCGGGCAACTGGACCCTGCCCAGCATGTCGATCGAGGTCGGCATGCCGGAAGTGCCGCGCTTTGCGATGTATTCCGGCTGTGTGCTCGATCAGCTGTCCTGGCAGATGGAACGCTCAGGTCTGCTCGGTTGCAAAGCCACTCTGGTGGCGCAGGGCGAGACCATTGCGGCCGTCAGCGGCGCTGGCACACCTGCCGCGATTGCACTGAAGCGCTTCGGCCATTTCAACGGGGCGATCAAACGCGACGGCGTCGCCTTGGGCAATATCGTCTCGGCCGACATCACCTATGCCAACAATCTGGACCGGATCGAAACCATCCGCTCCGACGGCAAGATCGATGGTGTCGCCCCGACCATCGCGGCACTGACCGGCAAGGTCGAAGTGCGCTTTGCCGACACGACACTGCTGACGCAAGCGATCAACGGCACAGCGGCGGCACTGGAGTTCAGCTATGCGCTGGGCAGCGGTGAAAGCCTGACGCTGACCGCGCATGCAGTCTATCTGCCGCGCCCCCGCATCGAGATCAAAGGCCCGAAAGGCGTGCAAGCGTCGTTCGATTGGCAAGCCGCACTGGCCACCAGCCCGGCGCGGATGTGCACGGCGGTGCTGGTCAACTCTCTGGCAGGTTACCCATGATCCGGATCAATCTCTCCCCCGAGCCGCAATGGCAAGACCTCGGCCACGGCGTGCGGCTGAAGCTGATGCCGCTGACCAAGGCGCTGATGGTGGCGACGCGCTCCGACCCTGCGATCCAATCGCTGGAGGCCGATGCCAGCAACGACACCCGAGCGGCGGTGTTCGCCGCAGCCCTCGCCCGCCGCGCGATCATCGATTGGGAAGGTGTCGGCGACGCGGACGGCGGGGTCATCGCCGTAAGCGAGGGCGGCATCGACGCGCTGCTGTCGCTCTGGCCGATCTTCGAGGCGTTCAACCTGCACTATGTCAGCCCCGGCATGCTGCTGGATGCGGAAAAAAACGGCTCTGCGCCCTCGCCGACTGGCACTTCAGTGGGGGCGACAGTTACTGCCAGGCCTGTGAAACGCAGTGCCAAGACTGCCCCGCGCGGCTGAACCAGCCCCTGAGCCATGACGGCTGGCAGGTCTGGGATCTGGTCGGCCGCCTTGGTGGCCAGTTGCGGGCAATCCCCGGTGCCGTGCTGGGCTGGGACATGACGGCGGCCTTGGCCCTCGCCCAAGCGCTGGGGCTGAACCCGATGGTGGTGGCGGAACTGCTGCCGCATCTGGAGGCGGTGATGGTGCGCAGGCTGAACGAACAGATCGCCTCGTCCGGTTAAGCCGCGATCAGGCGCTTACCTTCCCGATCAGGATCACACCCGGCAGCCCGTCGAAATGCGCGTCGCAGGTCAGAAGTGTCGCATCGCGCAGGCGGGCGGTCGCGAAGATGATGGCATCGGCGGTGGCAAGCCGGTGCGTGCGGCATGCCTCGGCCGCCGCAAGGGCAATCTCGGTGTCGAGAGGGATGACCTGACAGACCTGTGTAAAGGCGATCACCTGATCGGCCTTGTCCTCGCCCACCTCGCGGGTAAGCCATTTAGCAAGCTCAAGCTGCACCATTGTCGGTACCAGCCAGTCAGATTGTTGCGGCAGCTGTCCGGTCAGCTTGTCACCAGTGGGCGAGCCGATCAGCCATTCGATCCATGCCGATGTATCGACCAGCACCATCAGAAGCGATCCGCGCGGTCACGGTAATCGGTCGCTGATGCGCCTTTCGCAAGGCCCTTCAGCGCCTCCCGCTGCGGGACCGGAACAAGCAAAACGCCCGTTCCTTTGGGAATGAAGGCAAACGTCAGCCCGGCCTTCCAATGCTGGGCCGAGCGGATCGCCTTGGGGATCGAGATCTGGAACTTCGTGGACAGCGTTGCGGTTTCGGACATGATCATACCACCTCTGGATCGATACGAGAAACGTAAGACAGTCAAACCTGAAATTCAAGGCTTCTGATCCATGACCGAGAAACGAGTGAGCGTGCGGCTGTCGGCCGTGGGCGGCAAACAGTTGCGCGCCGAGTTGGAAGGCGTCGGCGATGCCGGTGCCCGCGGCTTCGGCCGCCTGTCATCGGAGATGGAAAGGGCCAACGCAAGGCTGGCCGCGTTTTCTGCCCGGGTGAAGATTGCGGCGGCGGTGGCCATTGCGGCTGCGGCGGCCGCTGGCATCGCGATGGTCCGCTCGGGGCTGGAAACCATCGATGCGCAGGCCAATCTGGCGCAATCGCTCGGCACCACCACCCGCAGCATTCAGGTGCTGACCTTTGCGGGCGATCTGGCCGGGGTGTCGATCGAGGAAATCACAGCCGCCACCAAGAAGCTGACCCTGAACCTCTCCAATGCGGCGGGCGGCACCGGCACGGCGGTGACAGCTTTGCAGCGGCTGCACCTGACCGCCGCCGATCTGCAGGCTCTGCCGCTCGATGAGCGCATCGTTGCCATTCAAGATGCGCTGACCAAGTTTGTCTCGCCTGCCGAGCGGGCTGCCGTGGCCTCTGATCTGTTCGGGGCCAAGGCCGCACTCGCCTTCAGCCGGATCGACTCTGCGACGCTGCGCCAGGCATCCCAGGACGTGACCGACTTCGGTGTCGCGGTGTCAGATCAGGATGCCGATCAAATCCGCACTGCGGGCGATGCCATCGACCGGCTCGGGCTGGTCTGGCTTGGCCTGACCAACCAGTTGACCGTCGCGGTCGCTCCGGCGCTGGAGACTGTGGCCAATGCGCTGGCCGCTGCCACGCGGGCAGGTGGGGCGTTCCAGACCAGCATCAGCTTTTTGGGCGAAAATATCGGGCGGATTTCCAGCATCACGTTGGTATTCGCCGCATTCTTTGCCGGGCGCTGGGTGGTCGCGCTGGCGGCAGCGGCGCTCTCGGTGCGCGGCCTCGCCACCGCATTGGTGATTCTGCGCGGCGCGCTGATCCGCACCGGCATTGGTGCACTGATCGTCGGCGCGGGCGAGTTGGTCTATCAATTCTCCAAACTGGTCGAGGGGGCCGGTGGCTTTGGCGCGGCGCTCGGGCTGCTGAAAGATCTGGCAAGCGAGGTCTGGGAACGGATCGGCCTTGGCATCGATGCGGTGGTTGCCAGCCTGAGTGCCAGCTGGTCGGGGATCACCGCCACTGTCGCCGACGCAATGTAGGGCGCGCTGGTGGCGGTTGTCGGCTTCGGTAACTCCACAGCGGGGGTGTTTCAGGGGGCATTTGATGCCGTCAAGGTGATCTGGTCCGCGCTGCCCTCGGCGATTGGCGACTTCGCGTTTCAGGCGGCGAACGGGCTGATCTCTGGCGTCGAGGCGATGCTGAACGGCGTGGTCACCCGGATCAACACCTTCATCGGCGGCTTGAACGCGGCACTGGCGATGCTGCCCGATTGGGCCACCGGCGGGGATGGCATTCAGATCGGCACCGTGGTTCCGGTCACTTTGGGCCGTGTCGACAATCCGTTCGAGGGTGCGGCAACCGCCGCCGGGGCCGCCGCCGCCGATGCGTTCAAGGCGGCGATGGGCGAGACCTACCTTGAGGTGCCAGACCTTGGGCTTGGCACCATGGCCGATGACGCGCGCGACCGTGCTGCCGCCTATACCGAAGCCTCGGGCATGCTGACCGAGGCGGCCACCCGACCGCTGGCCGCCTGGCAGGCTTTGAAAGACGCCATTCTCGGCTCCGGCAATGAGGGTGAGGACGCGCTGGCCGCCGCTGCCGCTGCTGCCGCTGATTTGGAGGTCGGCCTTGAGGATGCTGGTAAATCCGCAGGTGGCGCTGGTCCTGCGATCAAGAAGGCGGCAGAGGAGGCTGCGGCGGGCTGGGATGCGGTCACTGCCTCGCTGGCCGATTATGCCAAGGGCGCGATGGATTGGGGCAAGGGCCTGGGCGAAACCCTGACCTCGGCCTTCCAGTCGGCCGAGAGTGCGTTCCGGGAGTTCGTGACCACCGGCAAGTTCGACTTCAAAGCGCTGATCTCGTCAATCCTCGCTGATCTCGCAACACTGACCTTCAAGAACGCTGTGCTGGGCCCGCTGGCCGATTGGCTCTCTGCGGGGATCTCCGCTGCGGTCGGCGGGGTCTCCGCGTCGGTCAACCATGCAGGCGGCATGGTCGGGGCACCGGGCCCGAGCCGAATGGTGCCCGCACTGGCCTTCGCGGGGGCACCCCGGATGCATGCGGGCGGCTGGGTAGGTCTTCGGCCTGACGAGGTGCCTTCGATCTTGCAGCGCGGCGAACGGGTGCTGTCGCGGGCCGAGGTCGCACGCGGTGTCGCACGCGGTGGCGGCGCGGGTGGCGGATCGGGCGGTGTCACGATCAGCATCGATGCGCGCGGGGCGCAGGCCGGTGTCGCCGAGCAGATCGCGGCCTCGATGCGCGCGGCCATTCCCGAGATTGCCCGGATCGCCAAGGCCAGCGTGGCGGACGGCAGGCGTCGCGGCCATGCGTTTTGACCGGAGGGACTGATCGATGATTCCAGAACTTCCCCTCACCTTCGTGCAATCGCTCGAGCGCCGCCTGATGACCAGCACAGCGGTGGCCACATCACCCTTTACCGGCACCGAACAGGTGCAGGACTGGGGCGGGGAATGGTGGGACTACGCAATCGAGATTGCGCGCACCAATGGACGCAACGCCCGCATCCTCTCGGCATTCTTCGCAGCACTCGGCGGGCTGCGCGGCCGGTTCCTGTTCCGCGACCCGACGATCAAACAGCCGGGGAGTGTTCTCGCGCCCAATGTCACGGGCGGGGCACAAGTTGGCGGGACGCTGGTCACCGGCGGCTGGCCGCTCTCAAGCACCCCGCTGTTTGCCGGGGACTTCTTCTCGCTCGGCACCGATACCGCCACGCGGCTGTATCAGCTCACCGCGGATGTGGTGACCAACGGTGCAGGTGCGGCGACGCTCGCCTTCGTGCCACGGCTGCGAACATCGCCCACCGGTGGTGACACGCTGCAAATCGCTGCCCCGGGCGTGTTGCTGCGCCTGACCGCCCCGGTGCCATCGCGCATCGGGCGGGCCGATACCTTCCTGTTCACCCTCGCCGCACGCGAAGCACTATGAGCCGCGATCTAATCGTTCACCCTCCACGGCTGCGGGCCTCGCCCGCCATCACCCGAAGGAAATCCCATGCCCGTCTTGGCAAATCGCGTAAAAGTCGCCACGGCCACCACCGGCACGGGCACCGTCACCCTTGGCGCGGCAGCCAGCGGGTTCCGCACCTTTGCCGCTGCTGGCGTGGCGAATGCATCCACCGTCCGCTATGTGATCGAGGATGGCACGGCCTGGGAAATCGGCACCGGCGTCTATACCGCCGCCGCCGCGACACTTTCGCGCGTTCTGACCGAAAGCAGCACGGGTGCGCTGCTGAATCTGTCCGGGTCGGCCAATGTGTTCATTGCGGCGGTGGCGCAGGACTTCGTGGTATTCGATGATGCGACGTTCACCATTGTGGACAATGCGAACGACACCAGGAAGGTGCAGTTCCAGTTGTCGGGCATCACCGCGGGCACCACCCGGACCCTCACCATACCGAATGCGAGCGACACCCTCGCCGTTCTTGGATTGGCTCAGACATTTACCGGAGCCAAGACCTTTTCTGTGCCGGTGCTGCTGACCGGGCAGGCCAGCGATCCGGTCAGTCCAGCGAACGGCACCATATGGCACAACTCGACGACGGGGCAACTGCGGGCGCGATTGGGGGGCCAGACATGGATCATCGACGGGCAGAATGATGTTCCTTTTCTGATGCCAGTTGGTGGCGAATACATCCTGACAACCATGGGGTCTGGTTCGGCGACAGGAGCCCTTATCGGTGCTGCAGATCGCTTCGAGCTTTTTGCGTTCATGCCCCGCGTGGACATTGTTATCGACACGCTGGCGGTCAACGTGACGGTCGCGGTTGCCGCGGCGCTCGGCAAGGTCGTGATCTACAGCGCCGATGCGCTCGGTCGGCCTGATGCGCTGCTGCTGGAAACCGGCGATATGGATTACGCCACCACCGGGCTCAAGACAGCCGCGGTGGCGCTGACCCTACGGTCCGGGCGCATTTACTGGATCGGCCACCGCCACACTTCGACCGCGACCCTGTCAACCTGGCCACTCACAGCCATACCCGACATCAATGGCGGTACCCCGGTCACGACGGCGCGCAAGACGCTGCGGCGGACGTTGGCCTACGCGGCTGCGGCACCGAACCCGTGGGTATTCGCGTCGAGCGAGATCAACGCCGCCCTTCCACCGGCGGTCTGGCTGAGGGTTTGATCGGTGATAGGCACATTCCCCCTCGGATCGGTTCCACTCGCGTCTGAGCCTCGCCTCACGGGCCGGGGTCTTACGCCCACCTTTGCCGCAGCCCTTGCTGATCGAGACATGCGCCCGGCGATCTTGTTCGAGGGTGAGTTCGCATCCGGGTGGGTGCGGTTCTGGTCGGGTCTGGGCGAGATCAAATGGGCCGGGAAGACCTGGACTGGCGCTGGCCATCTGCTGGGCATCGGCACGATTGAGGAAACCTCCGCAGTCGTGGCGGGCGGCACTTCGGTGTCGCTGTCCGGTGTCCCTGTGGAACTGGTGCAACGCTCCATCGAGGAAGCACGCCAAGGCTTGCCGGGAAGGGTCTGGATTGGCCTTCTGACCGAGGAGCGACAGATCATTGCCGATCCGGTGCTGGCCTTCGCCGGGCGCCTCGATGTGCCGGAGATCACCGACGATGCCGAGGCCTGCCGGATCACCATCAGCTACGAGAGCCGCCTGATCGATCTGAACACCGCGCGCGAATGGCGCTACACCCATGAGAGCCAGCAGGCCCTGCATCCGGGCGATCTCGGCTTTGAATATGTCACCGTGATACAGGATCGCGAGATCAAATGGGGTCGGGGGTGATGCATTCCCGCCGCCCCGGCTGGGAACTGCGGCTCGCCGAAACCGTCGAGGTCGCGCGGGGGCAGCCATTTCGCTGGGGTCAGCATGATTGCGCGATCTGGGCCTTCGATCTGCGCCGCGATCTGACCGGCGCGGATGACGTCGCCGCTCTCTGGCGCGGCCGGTATCGCACCGCGGCTGGTGCCCATCGCGTGATGCGGCGGCTTGGCTGGCATTCCATGGAAGAGGCAGGCCGGGCCTTGCTCGGCGCGCCGCTGACCTCGGTCTCTCTCGCACAGCGCGGCGATATTGTTCTCAGCGCCACCGGCCTCGGCTTCGGGGTCTGCCTCGGGGCACTGGCGGCCGGGATCGCGCCAGCTGGTCTGATCCTCGCCCCGATCGCCACCACGGCACTCGCATGGCGCGTCTGAGCTGCCATATCATCCCTGAAAGCCGGATCGTCATGCCATTCCTCGCCCCGATCATTGCATCCATCTCCGCATTCGCGGCAACGAGCTTCCTTGCAAATATGGTCGTGCAGCTGGGAATCTCGCTTCTTCTGTCCGTCGCCGCCCGGGCCCTGATGCCCAAACCCAAGCTGACCGACCGCACGGTGACGGTGCGCGAAGCGGTGGCACCACGCGACATGGTCTATGGCCGGGCACGCAAGGGCGGCGTGATCGTGTTTCTGCATTCCTCGGGTGCCAAGAATGAGTTTCTGCACCTGGTGATCGTGCTGGCATCGCATCGGGTAAAATCCATCGGTGCTGTCTTTTTCGATGGCGAAATGGCGATAAACGCGACCGGCGCGTCAGCCGTCGCCACTGCGGCTTTTGGCTCGATCGGCTTCTCAGCCCAGCCAGCAGTCAACAGCACCGTGACGATCAACAAAACGGCTTTTACCTTCGTGGCCTCGGGGGCTGTCGGCAACCAGGTCAATATCGGTGCCAACCTGGCCGCCACGATGACGGCACTCGCCGTTCGTCTGAATGCCAGCGTGGTCGCGGGCGTCCTTGTCGCGACCTACACCGGCACGGCCACTTCGCTGACCATCCTGCACGATACCGCTGGCCTGGATGGCAATGCGTTCACCCTTGCCGCCTCGACCTCGCCTGCCTCCAACGGCGAAGTGTCCTACGACACGCTCACCGGCGGCCAAAGTAACGGCCGCTGGGGTGGCAAGTTCGCCCTCGAAAAGCGCCTCGGGGCCGATGGCCAGTCTGCGTTCAGCAGTCTCATGGCGAATGTCCCGGACAAATGGACCGCCGCCCATCGCCTGGCGGGCTGTGCTGCACTCTATCTGCGGCTGAGCTATGACGTGGATGCATTTCCCGGCGGCATCCCCAACATCACCGTCGATATCGAGGGCAAAAACGACATCCTCGATCCGCGCACCGGGACCGAGGTCTATTCCGAGAATCCCGCCCTGTGCCTGGCCGATTATATGGCCCATCCCGAATTCGGCCTCGGCGCTGTGATCGGGGCGGCAGATGGCGTCGATGCCGCAAGCTTGATCGAGGCCGCGAACATCTGCGACGAGTGGGTGCCCCGTGCGGCAGGCTTCACCGAGCGGCGCTATGCCTGCAACGGTGTCCTGTCATTATCTGAAAGCCCAAAGACCCTCATCGAGGGGCTGTTGTCCGCCATGGCAGGACGCGCTGCCATGCAGGGCGGCACCTGGCGCATCCATGCCGGGGCATGGCGGGTGCCGCAGGTCACGCTGACTGCGGATGACGTGCGCGCGGGCGGTCTGGTGCTCGCCACCCGTATCAGCCAGTCGGAGAACTTCAACGGCGTGCGCGGCCAGTTCGTCAGCCCAGAAAACGACTGGCAGCCCGACGACTTTCCGGCGGTCGCGAGTGCGGTCTATCTCGCCGAGGACAGTGGGACGCGCAAATGGCGCGACATCGTGCTGCCCTTCACGATCTCGGCCGCCATGGCGCAGCGGCTGGCAAAAATCGAGCTGGAGCGCGCCCGGCGTCAGATGACGGTGAAGCTTGCGGGCAAGCTGGCAGCCTGGGCAGCCGGGGTGGGCGAGACCGTGATGCTCTCCTATGACCGCTGGGGCTTTGCCGCCAAACCCTTCGAGGTGCATGGGTTGAGCCTCGATCTGACGGCTTCAGGCGATGGCGCACTGCTGTTGCCCGAACTGGTGCTGCGCGAGACCTCGCCCTTGGTCTATGACTGGAATGCCAGCGAGGAGGCGATCTATGCTGCGGCCCCGCGCACCAACCTGCCGGGCCCTGATGTGCCGAGCCCCGGCACACCGTGGCTGGCGGAGGTGCTATACGAGACCCGCAGCGGTACCGGCGTGCGCACGCTGATCCTTGCGTCCTGGACCGAGGCACCATCGGACTTCGTGCACCAATATCAGATCCGGGCGCGCCGCGTGGTGAGCGAGCTCGGCGCAGCCACCGGGGATGCATTTAAAACGTTCGGGCGGACCGATCAGCTCTTCTGGGAAATCCGCGATGTGAAGCCCGGCCGCTGGGAGGTGGAAGTCAAAGCGATCTCGGTGATCGGCGTGTCCTCCCCTTATGCAGGC